TTTATTGTTTTAGCCGTGCTTCTCTCTATACCTGCAATTTTAGCTACAATCTTATGAAAATCTTCTGGTACAATTTTCCCTGTTTCTATTTCTTCTCCTTTATAATTTTCTACAATTTCTTTTTTTCCTTCTCTATAGGCGTGGGCAATTTCACCAATCCCTGTGATACCTGGTGTACGTAAAGCATAATGTACTACAAGTCTTGGCTCTTGTTGAGAATAGTCAAAACAACCCCAACGTTCTTTTTTTGAATTAGGAAGAAATAAAGATCTTATCCCTGTTCCGTATTCGTTATAGTTTGGAAGTTGCTGTAAATTAGGATGAGCATAACTTAATCTCCCAGTTAATGTTCCTCCTTGATCTCCTTTTAATTGATTTATATCAGCGTGAATTTTTCCATTAACTACATAATTCTTTATGGTGTCAATAAAGGTACTTCTTAATTTATCCGCAGTTCTAGCACTCGCAATGTTTCTTAATGTTCTATTAGGGTGATTAGATAACCAGTTTTTAGTAAAAGAAGGTGCTTGAGTTTTAGGCGTACGTTCATAATCTTTAATATCCAGTTTCTCACACACTTTAGCAATACTTCTTGCAGCCCAAATTTCAGGAAAAATTCCTGTTTGTTTTTTTACTGAGTTAAGACATTCATCATAAATATGTTTAAATTTTTTCTCTAATACAGCTACATGATCTTCATTTACCCTCACCCCTCTCCATTTCATTTCTACGAGACATGGTAAAACACCTGTTTCTAGTTCCAAAATTGAGTGTAGATTTTGTGAATTTATTTCTTTTTCAAGTTCTTTCCACAGTGCTAGGGTTACTTCAGCATCTCTTTCTGCATATTCTCCTACAAATAAAGATGGTAATTTATACATTTCTGCTTTAGGATCGATTCCCCATTCTTTAGCCGCTTCTTGCAAAGCTGATTCATTTTTACCTATGCCGGTATATTCTTTAGCAACGGAATTTAGATCAAAGCGAAATCTATTTTCGTTGACGAGTGCTGTTACTACCATTGTATCAATAATAGTTCCGTGGATCGTGAGCCCTAGACGTTTAATCCAAAGCACATCATACATGGCATTATGAAATATTTTTTTGGCTGGAGTCTTAAGGACATCGGTAAACCATTTAAGAACTTTTTTTCTATTTAGGTTTCCTCCACCTTCATGAGCAATTGGATAATAACCACACCAATCTTTTACAGCGACAGCTATGCCAACGACGTCTCCTCCTCCACGCGTGGAGCAGGATCCTTTTTTAATTAAGTCTGGATCTTTTGTTTCAAAGTCGATTGCGATCTCCTCGTACTGAGATAGATCTGGAAATTCAGTTGGTGCACACCATTCTGACTTTGCTTTAAATAACAGTGGTTGTATCATCTTTTTCCTTTTTGGTTAGTTGTTTGCGTTCTTCTGTTTGTCTTCTTGATTCTTTATAAGATTCTTCTAATTCTTTTTTCTCTTTCTCAGCTTCTTCTAAGAAATCCTTGGAGATAGAAACGGTTGTTGGATAGTCTCTATCAATTGCCATCTGACAATAGTGAATTGCTTTTTCCAAATCTTTTCGCTGTCCTTTCTGCTTGTGTCTGCACAAATATTTTATAGCGTTTCCTTCTGCGAAAGGCAAGTTATTTTTATTTATAAATTCTGAAGGTTGAATCTTCATCGATTGATAATGATCTCCTCCTACCTGTTTTTTATATACGTCATTCATCTTCTTCCCCACACTTCTTTTTCCATTTTCATTATAAATTTATAAAATTCTTTTTCGCTCATATCAAAGGATTTAATAATGGGAAATAATTTTCCGATTTTTTTATCATAGGTTCAAATAAATACAGTTCATGTTTGGCTCTTGAAACTCCCACATAAGCGACCCTCACTTCTTCATCTTGTTCTAGTGGAGTTCCTTGTTTAAAATTTTTATAAGAAGGCCACGTCCAAACGGTTGACATAATTACTATATCTCTTTCCATTCCCTTAACTCCATGAATAGTAGAAACGAGTATGTCTGTTTTTTTAAAAGTAGGATCTAACTCATAAGCGCGTTTTAAATAATTATTGTAATCTTCCCGATCTTCATACAAAGCATAAGGTCTTTTAGTAGTGACGATGCGTTGACTTTTAAAAATAAAAATATCAAACCAAGGTTTTTTAATATCTGCCAGGACAAAATACTTTTCTTTCAACATGGAAAAAGTGAATAATTTAGTTTCGTCTAAAAATTCTGGAGGACACAAATTAGTGTTGATTAGAGCGGTTTTTTTGCCATATACCACTAAATCTTCTTTAAATTCTTTAATTAATTTCATGACTTCAGTCCCCTTAATTCCTTCTCCTTTTTGTAATTTATTCCAATTATTAATTATATTTTTTACACTCGTGGATACACTGGATGTAAACTTTCTTCCTTCTTGTTGAGTAGTTTTTTCTTGCCACACTAATCCAATGTCTTTTAAATACCTAACAAAATGTTCACACTTGTTCCAACTACGAGCACACATAATCATATTTGCTCCTACTTTAATTTTATTTTCTACTTCTTCTAGCTGACCAATATGTTTCAAGACTCCTTCTTCATCTTTTTTAACTTTATAATTATTACCCATTCTTTTTAAGATGTGACCAGTGAGAGCCTGCGCTAGATTATAAATTTTTCTTGGGAGTCTGTGGGTATAAGGTAAAATTTCTCTTTTTCGAACAGGCCAGTTTTGAAAGATTCTTACATCTGAGCCTTTCCATCCGAAAATAGCTTGGTCATCATCGCCCGCTAAATACAAATCTTCAGAATTTTTTGAGAGCTTGGCAATGACTTTCCATTCTAGTTTGGATAAATCTTGACACTCATCCACAATTAATAATTTGTAATAATCAAAAATAATATCTGGGTGAAGAGCCTTGTGTAACATGTCTTCAAAATCGATAAGGCTATTTTGTTTTTTAAAATGTTCGTATTGGGTATAAACATATTGAACTTCGTCACGATGGATTTTGTATTCAAACCCACCCACATAACATTTATCATAATATTCCATTAGTTCATCTAAACCTTTATCCCAATTTTTAAGTCTGTTGTGTCGGGCTAAAGAAACTATATTAAGAATTAAACCTACTTTTCCATCTTCAATTCCATTCCATGTGGCGAACACTTCTTGTTGTTCCTCTTCATCATATTCAGGTGTGTTTATTTTAATCCAGTTATCAGGATCAGTTTTAAGTTTCTTTTTAAATTCTTTTTTATCGGCAACACTTAAAATTTTATAATCGTCTAAATGGTCCAAACAATATTTATGAATGGTTTTAATACTGTCCGTTTGGATAGAAGAATAATTAAATTCTTTTTCACATCGTTCTCGTAGATTATCCACAGTAGCATTCGCAAATCCTACCATGAGAGCTTGGTCGGGAGCTAACCCGTTATCAAGATAGGTTTTAAGAACCTTTAATAAACGTGTGGTCTTTCCGCATCCAGGGCCTCCTAGAATTTTAACTCTTTCTTTATAAAATCTGTCTTTCTTCATTAATATGGACTCTCTTCTTCTTGACCAAAATCAATATCGTCATGTTTAACTATTTCTTTTTTAATTTCCTCAGGATCGATGACATACACCCATCGCTTAACATCTCCTGTTATATGAAATTTTTCTCGGCTTACTCCCTCAATTTTTTTTAACATTTGATGAGTTAAGTCTTTATTAATTTCCCAATCATTGGTTTTTAAAAATTTATAAAAATGATCAAAAGTAAATCTGACGGGACCTTTTTCTTCATGGAACGGTCTTCCAAATAAAATATTTTTCTTCTCTGTTGTTCTTCTTGAATTAAAGCAATAGATTTGTACAAAATTAATAAGTTGTAATGTGGGTTGACTTTCTTCTGGTGCGTCAATAGAGGTTGCTTTTGTTTGAAGCCCTCGGACTTGCTCGTCCCATTTTTTTATTTTTGGAGGAGTTCTTTTTGTTTGTTCAGTGGCTGCTTCTCGTGCTAGATCTTGCTTGACTAATTCTTTGGAAGATAATCTTACTTCATCTCCATTAAATCCTAGGTACCAAATTGTTGGAGTAGATTTTACATAAGATAAAGGTCCTAATATTAATTCAGTCGTTTCTCCTCCTCCCACACCAAATTTTCTAAGTATGCATTTATCCCTGTCACAATGTGGTTTTAGCCAATCTTTATCACATCTATACCGGTAATCTTTTTTCTCTCTTGATCCAATAAGATTCTTTACTTCATCATAGCCCATTGGAGGTTTAAAAATTTTTTTATTATATTCTCCTACTTTATCTTTCCAATCTTCAGGATATCTCATTTTAATATAACGAGTCATATCTAATAAAGTTTCATTTCTTACTTTTTTTTCTACTCCAAACTTAGATAATGCCTGCATGCACGGAGGTCCTTCTTCAAACCATTCGCCTGAATCTCCTTCATCAATATTTGATTTTAATTTTTTTAATTGCTTTGCTGTGATTTTCTTTTGTTCGTGTGCTGTGAAAAATTCTTCTAGTGTTGCTGGGGTGCCGTCTTCCTTAATCATATATCTTTCTGTGTGTGCGGCATTGTGATAAGGAAGATTTATCCAACTACCAGCTGAACCTTTCTCCAGGTTCAGATATTTCTGAACCGGAAATATT